AGAACGCCTTCCGTAACGAGCCGCTTGATAACCTGCTGCACGCTCACCGAGAGCCTGCTGTCGCCCTCGTGGACGTACCCGGAGTGCAGAACCTCCGTGACGAACTCGGAGTGCCGCAGCCCTTGAGGGTGCTGGCTGGCGATCTCTCGGACAAGCCTTCTAAGCCGGACGGGTTTGGCAGACATCGTAGACTCCTACTCCTGGTGCGATCTTTTCCCGGCGACAAAGGGAAATACTGCACGCACTGTGCCGACCTTACCATCGGCGGGGTGAACAACTAGAAAGTTTGTGGTTGTACAACCCATCTTCATCAAATCTTGATGGTGTACAACTTCAACAAGTCCAATTTACCACCACTTTGGGGCGTCCACAAGCGGTTTTCAGCCTTTTTGTCTGCTGTCCAGCCACTCAGAGAAGGTTTTTGCCGTCCCGCCGAAATGTTTAGCAATGGACTTCAGGTAGGTCGGGAGCGACACCTTCAGCTTCGGGTGGAGGCGATAATCCTCAAGTTTGTCCAGCTTGATCCACTCGTAATCTGAATGTTCGTCACTTAGTTTGACCTTGAATTCCTTTTTCACCGCCATCAGATAGACGTGGAAGTGGTAAGACTTATCTTTCATGTCGAAGTGACCGAACTCCTTGCTGTCAGGTAACTTGCCGATTTCTTCCTTGGTTTCTCGCATGGCACAGTCCATCGGCGTTTCGCCCTCGTCGGCCCGCCCACCGGGGATGCACCACGTCTCTTTTTCGTCGCCTTTCTCACGCTTGAGCAACAGGATGCTCTTCCCGTCCGTGAAAACCATACCCGCTCCGAGCGTGCCCAGGTCGCCCTTGCCCTCGAAGAGATCGGCCAGAGTTGGGAAAACATCTTTTCGTGTGATACCCCACTCTGAGCATACTGAACAAATGACCCCCTGCCCGTGGAACCATGCCCCAAAAGGCTTCCCGCACTTGCAGCAGACGTTGTTGTACTCGTGGCCGGTTTTCGGGTCGATCATGTCTTCGGACCTCTTTTGAGCGGTACTGGCTTGAGTTTTTCCATGTGCCGGTCGGGTTCGTTTTTGGCCCCGTGCATCATGTTGTGGAGTTCTTTGGCGATCTCGGCTGCCGAGTCACCCGTGCATTTCTTGCTGTTTTGGAGGGATACGGTCTTCCTTTCACGGTTATAGAAACCTTTGGATATAACGAAGCAGTTATGCTCGTGGTTCCAGGTGACACAACCCGACCACTCGCCGTCGTCCCAATTACGGCTCGAAACCATAAGCCTTAGCGGTTTCTCGGTGAAGACGTGCTTGGTGTGGAAGCCGTGGTTCTTCAAAGCCGCAGAGACATATCCCAGGGCGATCTTGGCGAAGCCTTCCTGGGCTTCCTTGGCAGTGGTGCGGAAGTTCACTTCGACGGCGTATCGAGAAGTCTCGACCGCTTCGGCGAGATTCGCCTGCCGGTGTTCGTGATACGTCTTCAGCCCGCCGCACAATACGACCCGGAAATACTCCAAGCACGTCCGTGCGAACTCTTCTTGCCCGATCTTCTGGATCGTAGCAGGATCGACGGCCAGTTCTTGTTTCCAATCCTCGAATCTCTTCATATCTCCCCTTATTCGTCGTCGTCGCCGAACGCCTGGAAGCCGGTCGTCTTGGCGACGGTGGGCTGCCACTGCTGTATCTTGGCGATAGTCGCCAAGATGATCCGGGGCAACGACTGTGGCATGTTGTTCATCGCCTGCTCGATACCGTCGAGTACGCCCGGTGGTATATATCCACGCCGCTCGTAGCCTGCGGCGGTCGCCTGGGCTTGCTGAAGAGCGGCGTTGAAGTCACGGTAGTTAAACCCGTGTTCAAGATTCTGGCCGTCCAATTGACCGGCGAGCCTGCGCAACTGGTCGGTCAGGTCTTCGGCGTTCTCGCCCAGCCAGCCAAAAAACGTCTTCATCAATATCCTCCCGCCACACGGGTCTGTGCGGCGAACGTCTGATTGGTTTGCTGGTCCGGGATGGGATAGATCACGGCGTCCTTGGTCTTCTTCTTTTTGCACGGACACTCGGACGGCGGCATCGCAACCTTCGGGTTCAATGTCTCGTTGTCCTCCAGCATAGTTAGGTATTCCCGAAAGGTTATCCCCATGTCGGCCCCAACACGTCCCCGAACTTGGTCAACAACTTCTCTTCCCATTCTTCCTTCTCCTTGACGCCACGCTGAAGAATATCCTGGCCGTTCAACTGGACGCCGCCGTTCGGACCAGGGGGGTTCATGATCCGGGACCGGATTTCACCGAGCATGATGCGGGCGAAGGCGAGAGCGCCTTCCTGCATCACCTGCTTCACTTCCCGGAAGTTGACTTTCTTCTGAAGGTAGTGAACAACAACAAAGTAAGTACGGTAAGGGATCGGGTAGAGCTTGACGTGGTTGTACCCGCCGAGCCATTCCCATCCACCCTGCTGGGAAGAAATACGGTTATACATGGACTCGTATTGCTTGTAGAGAACCCATTCCGACATCTTGCCCCACACCGGCTGCTGGGGGTTGATGCCACCGGCGATGGAGCCGTAAGCGCCCGCACCCATGTATTCCAGGGGGATGACGCCGCCCAGATCGGATGCCGAGAACGCCTGTTGAGCGGTGTTCTTGTAGAAGACGTTGCGGATCAAACCGACATCGGGCGGCATCTCGTAGACGCTCTGGCCCGGCACGGTCTGGAAGGTGTAATACTGGAAGTATTCCATCGGGGCGTAGTCTTCAAAGATCATCAACGCCTCATCGACGGCCAAATCTAGCTGTTGTTCGTCGAGTTCCAGCTTAATTGCTGGAGCGCCGAGCATAGCTAGAACGTAGGTTTTGATTTGATCTCGTACAACTTCTCTGTCTTTCCTGGGACTGAGGAGCTTAACATACGTCGGATCGGTGGGGCCAAGTGTATTGCACCCGCCACACTGAGCATTTGCATAGTCGGCTTTATTGGGTCTGGAAACGAAGAGCATATTGTTGTTCATGCTGATATATACCGTGTGCGACATCGAAATCTCTAAAGGATAGAACAGGCATGGCGAAAGAGACTTCCATTACATTCCGGGACTTTTTTCAAGAGCGTTTTTTCGACGTAGATCGGAAGTACGTTGACATTTCCATGTCGAATGTTTTGCACGAGATGGCGGTCCCGTTCGACATCGCCAAGTTGCCGGTAAAACCAGACGCAGACGACATCCAGTACCTCCAGCAGTTTCCGCCTCAGTATTGGACTCAGGCGATGCACCAGCGATATTATCACGACCTGAAAGACGCCCTGGCCGAGCGTGAAAGCCGCCGTGGGCCGGTCGAAAAAAGACTGTACGGATTGTTGAAGCGGGCGCTCGAAACCGGCAACCACGAAGCCCTGCGGGGTCAGGTGTCGGAAGAGTTGATGACCCGACTCAGCAACCAGGAGTACGACCACGTTTCCGGCGACGACCAACTGGCTGACCGGGCAGCCCGCCACTTGGCCGAACTGGAAACCGAGAAGTCGATACCGCACGGCCTCGACAAGCAAGAGGACGGACTACGCCCCGGTTTGAAAAGGTACACGTTTAAGAAGAGTCGCCGGGGGAACGAAACGGTCACGATTGTGGCCCGCCCGTACATCAACCGATTGATTCACAAGTTGGAAAGGACACGGGACCACGAACACCACCCGCAGTCCGGCCTTCAAGCGTTGGGCCAGACCCACGGGCAGTACGGGTACGACCTGTACGGCGTCAAAGAGGGCGGCGAAGACGGCGACCCGCACACCACCCGTGGTATGCAGTTGCCGCCGTCGGCTGAAGTCCAGACCCGTATGAGGGATTACTTGGCCCACAACGCCCACGGCATGTACGGGCAGTTGCCGACCGGCCCGGACGTTGTGTACAAGCAGATGGGCGAAGGGCGAACCGTCTACAAAGACAATTGGGCGATCAAGAAAATCCAGAACAAAGTGTTCTCTCGCATCTATTCCACCATCAACACGGCGGAACCGGGCAGCTACACCCTTGAGGACGGGACCAGGGTTCCGCCCGAAGGCGGATTCGACAGCGAAGACCAGAGGCGGAAGGTGGCGGCTGAGTTGGCGAAGATGGAAGTCATCAAAATGGCCGAAGCCGGACAGGTTCGGGGCGCACCGTACCCCGGTCAACCGAACGGTCTGCCGGTGTTGGTCAAAACGGTTCGTGGCAAGAAGGTTTTGGACGCCCCGCCGCTGATGCTCCCCCACAAGAAGGTTCCCGTGACCGTCCAGGAGTCACCGGACCAGCCGCCCAAAACCGTCATGCACGAAGTTCCGATGGTGAACCCGGCGGAATACTTGCGGGAATTAGGTAGCGAAGAAGACGACGACTCGGTTGACCAGTCGCAGTTGCGGGGGCACGCCCAGGATTACGTCGCCGTTGACCACCGAGATTTCAAGAAAGGCAAGCGGGGCTACTTGGCGTCGGGTGCGTTGCACTTGACCCACAACAGTCACGGTCGTGAACACTTGGACCCGTCCGACCCGGACTACGAAGAAACGAAGTCTCGGATCGAAGAAGAGATGGGCATGACGGCCCTGGACGGTCAGAACAAACCTTCCAAGGGCGGCGAGGGACAATACTTCTTCGACATCATCAAGGGTATTTGGAACTGCATCAACAGCGGATGCGGCGGCATGACGGCTCACGAAGTCAGCATCATGAAGCAGAACGTGCCCGACTTGCACACGATGGTTTACCAAAAAATGATGATGAGCCTGCGCAGCAACAAGCTGGGCACGCCGAGCGGACGCCGGGCCTTCGCCCGCAACGTGGTGTCGAGTTGGGCACAACAGGACTTGGGCGAAGGCGGCGGTTCCCGTCGTCTGCGTAAATTGAAACAAACCGCCCGTAGCTCCAGCATGGACGCTACGACGAGCGGGGACAGCGGCGACAAGTTGAGTCTGCGTGACTCGATCCAACAGCAGATGAGGGAAAAAGACGCCGGGGGCGACCCGACCAAACTCAGTCGTGGACAGAAGGCCCGTCCGGGTGCGGGTCAACACGGCTTCCCGTACAACATCGACAACTTCCGGGCGAGCCTCGCAGAAATGGAAGGCGAAGCCGAACAAGCCGACGCCAAGCGGGACCGGGCCGTCGGCATGAGCCGGTCGCAGATCAGCGACGAGATCGCCGACTTGATTGGTGATTCCATCGCCGACAAAGCGGCATTGACCATCAAGATGGAGTTCCTGCTTACTCAACTGTTCCTGGGTAGCTCGGACGCCAACAAAGCCGAAGAGATGGCGAAGGCCAAAGTCAACCAGTACGTTTCTTCTTCGGGCGGCAAGTCGAAGGGCATCGTTGCGGCATTCAAAGCCGACAAGATGGTTCAGGAACTTCTGGCCCAGCCGGAAGAAACGGAAAACGCATCGTCGGAAGCCGAACGGGACGCCATTGAAAAACTACATGGCGTACTGGATCGGTTGCCGCCGGACAAGAAGAGTGAGCCTGCGACCCAGGCCATGATCTACAACTACATCAAGAGCCAGCCGGAAGAGTTCCAGGCGGCTCTGAAGGCGGAAGCAGACAAGGCGTTCGGGAAGACGCCTGCCGCCGCACCAGTTCAACAGCCCGCACAAGCGGCTGCCCAACCAGCAGCGGCCACGGGTGGACCGGGACAGGTGGAGGCCAACAAGTTGATTGCAGCGAAGAACTGGATCGCCTTGTCGAACAACGTGTACTTCCTCCAGCACGCTCCTGCGGCCCACTTGCAGGCGGTGATCGGGAAGTTGGAAGCCGAGATGCAGGCCAAGAACGGCATGGAACGAGAGAATCACGAATTTGCGGTTGAACACTTGCGTGGTTTGTTGGGCAAGAGGCAGACGCCGCAGTTTGGAGACATCACATGATAAGTTTCAAAGAATGGCGACTCAAGAACGAGATGGTCGGGACCGGGGCGATCTACAACGGCGAGAAGGCGACGGACTACAGCGTCGGCAAGGGCGACCTCCCCGCCAACAAGCGTGACTACAACTGGTGGGGCGCACCGGAGACGGCGGGCAAAACCCAGAAGCAGGCCCACGACCACATGGAGAAAGATGTGGAGAAGCCAAAGCACCACAAAAAGAAGAAGCACAAGCTGAAGCTGGCCCTCAACTTCGGGGGCGAACCGACGCAGGTGGAGGACTGAAATGAACTGGATGAACATGATGGCTAACCCGAAAAGTTACGCCATACGAAAGATGATGTTCGATTTCTTGAAAGAGCGATACGGGCGGAACGATCAGATCATTGAGCGGCTGGCGACATCTCTCCAGACTGAAGGCGACGTGCAGGCGTTCATCAAATTGATGATGGACACCTACGAGACTGGATACATGAAGGCGGTGGACGACCACAAAGAACAGCTTCAAAAGGCTGGCATTCAGGTTCGGGTGGTCGCCCCGACGAGTTAATCGACGCCGTTGAACGAAGGCGTGAAATCGGACGGGTATCCTGTCAAAAGGAACCCGTCATTTTTTTTCTCGATGTCCTGCACCCGCCACCAGCGTTGGGCGTCTCGGCTCTTCTTCGGATAGAGGACGGACCCCGCCGTCACTTCGGCCACGGTCGTCCACACTTTGATGAACATATCTTCTTCTTCGACCATGACGCCTTCAAAAGAAAATGGCTTGTTGTACTGAATTGTTTGGTATTTTTGTCCATACATACCGTCACGGCGGTCACGCATGGTGGCCGGGAGACAATACATGAACACTTTCGACCTGTCGGGTACGGTCGATTTCTTTCGTGGTTGCTCCGGTTCTGGCTCGAACTTTTTCGGTTCGGGCTTGGGTTCCGGTTTAGGTTCGGGTTTAGGTTCCGGCTTGATTACTTCGGGTTTCGGCTCGACGACTTTGGGTTCGGGCTTGGTGGCTTGGAGTTCTTCGGTGAAGCTGTCTCGGACGTTGAAGTCGCTTTCCATTGCTTCGACTTCACGGTCATCCACGGTCGTTTCACCTTGAAACTTCATGTTATGAACTTGGAAGCCGCTCCAGGTTTTCTGTTCTTCCATCAGCGGATTGGGTCCACGGAGTTTATACGGTGTACCATCTCGATTCTTTAGTCCCATACTCTATATACCCCCACAGGAGAAACCTATGTCAATAGTAGTGCCAAACACGTCTGAAGTTCTGATGTTGCAATTTATTGTCAACATGATCGGTACGGACGGCAACGCTGCGCCTGCTGGCGGTCACAGGCTCCTCCGGGTTTTCACGAGCAACACGACGCCAAATGCGACTACTGCATTGACGGATTTGACTGAGGCAACGACGCCTACTGGATACGCACCAATTACGTTGCCCGGTTCTAGTTGGACGACGGTAATCACCAACGGGGGCGGGCTGGCGGTCTACAGCGAGCAGACTTTCACTTTCACGACTGGCGTAACACTGTACGGTTATTATGTCACAACGATTGAAGCTAGTCCGAGACTGTTGTGGTCGGAAAGATTCACCAACGCCCCGTTCCTTCTGCCAGACGGTGGGGGACAGATCGGCGTAACCCCAACATTCGCCATGAACAACTAATCACACCTAACAGACCCGCCTTCAATTTGGGGGCGGGTTTTTCTTTCCTTCGGGCTAAATAACATCATGATGGACACAAAATTCAAAGAATGGTTGCTCGACCAAGAATTCGGCAGACTCGTGGAGGCTGTTTGTGCGGTCTTCATGTTGAAAGAAGGGAACAGTGAAGTCGATGCGGCGATGATCTCGAACAACGCCGAGTTGTCGAGACTGTTTGGCATTCAAAAGAACTGGTTCGGCATTTTGTTGGGTGCGGCCACCAAGTACGCCAAGGGTCAAGATGCCCTGGGCGCTGCGTCCGACGCCGCCACGGAAATCATTCAAGGCATCCGGGCGAAGAACGAAGCCGATCCGTTCTACCAAGGTATTGCACCGCTGCTCCAGATGCCGGAAGGCCCGGACAAGGAACGGCAGATCACCGCTTACTTTACCAATGCGGGTTCCATTCGTGTTCGTCGGCTGGGCACTCAGTTCACGAGAAGGAAGTCCGACCAACAGACCAAGGCGTTCAGCGTGCTGGACCGTCAGGACATCGGCGGTCGTTCGATTGACCAGATCGAGGACGGCGGTTCCGACATGCAAGACCCGCAGGCCCGCATGGACTCGATGCGTCGTCGCATCATCATGGAACTGGAGCGTGAGAAGCAGAAGGCTACACACCCGGACGCCATCCGGCGGTGGGAGCTTGCGAAGAAGGTTGCCGAGAAGCGGTGGGAGAACCCGCCGGACTTCCCAAGTCTGGACGAGTTGGCGGGCATGTTCCCGGATGTCAGCCGTGGCTTGATTAACAAGATTCTGGGCGAGATTCAGGAAGTGTCGCAACGGGTTGCCGCCGAGATGGGCGTCAACATGCCTGCGTCGAGGTACAAAAAAGCATGAGTGGATTGAAGAACCCGGACGGATCGCCGTACAAAGTCAGCGGAAGTATCGAGCAGTTCGATCCGAACGATCCATCGCACGAACTGTTCAACTTGTGGGACCAGGAAGCCATCCGCCAGGGCGGATCGCCGATCCTTTACTACGAAGTCATCATCTCCCCGCAGAGCATCGACCGTCAGTACAACGAGGCACGGGGCAAGTTGTTCTCACAGTTTCCGGTTTCCCTGTACTGTAGTTACGACCCGAAGCACGCCCAGAACTTGGTGAACGCTTTCGGCATCGACGCCCCGGACGAGATGGAAATCGAGTTCAACTATCGTGACGTGTTGCAAAAGATCGGCCACCCACCGAAGATCGGATCGAGGTTGTATACGCCTCACCTGAGAGAGAATTGGGTCATCATCCAGCGGAACCTGGGTGAGTTCAAGCTGTGGGGGGCGTTGCGTTTGACGCTCATCGTGCAGAGGTTCCAGGAATCCACAACCACCGGCGAGGGCAAGGTTACGCAAAAGAACCCGACGCCTAAGTACAAGATCATCTAAGGGAGCGGCATGAAGAATTCATCATTCTACAAGTTCTATCAGAAAGTATTGAAGGAGAACACGGGTCAACCGCAGGCCGGTGCTGGCGCTGCGCCGCCCGCTCCGGGGACCGCACCACAGGCGGCTCCGGGTGCGCAGCCCGCCCAGAACGCCACGGCTCCTCCGGTCCCGACGCCCGATCCGGGCATCCAGGCGATCCAGCAGTTGTTGGCTCCGCAGGCCCAGCAGATTCAGGGGTTGGTGGGGAAAATTACAGACCCGAAGATGAAGCAAATGTGGACGACGATGTTGCAGGGGATGGCCTCGCAACAGAAACCTCAGCAGCCTCAGCAGGGGCAGCAACCGGCACAGGGCCAGCCGCCCGCTCCGGGAGCGGCAGCAAAACCGGCTGGGCAGTAGGCAACTGACTCCCGTGTACTTTCTTGATGAAGGTACACGGGAGTTTTGGTTTGTCGAGTAGCGGGACCGTCTCTTCATACTTGACGATGATGGTCGGACTTTTTCCTTCACGTCTTTTTAGCTTGTAAGCCTTCATTTTCACCTGCTTTTGCGACAACCCGGCTCTTCTAGTGTACAGACCGTGATTTTTTGAGCCTTAATACCCTACCTATCTTTATTAGAGGAGTTGCATGAGTCAGATTCCCCAAGACCCACAGAAGAGTTTGGCCGAGTGTCAACCGCAAGCGCCGGTTCCGACGCCGAATCTCGACCCTGCGCCTCCGTACTGTGCCAACGACGACGACTTCGATGACAAGGTAAACAAACGTGCCATCATCGACGACGCATCGAACTGGCTGACGGACGATTTGAATCAGAAAGAGGGCTACGGAGCCAAGGTGGATTGCGACCCGATGATGACGGGTCACATCCGCCCCGACCCGAACAATCCCAACCCGACTGCTCTGTACCGCTACTCGAAAGCGTTGCGTGGAACGGACGAGGCGATGTTGGATATGTTCGGGGACATTGAAGTGATCGACGAAGACGGCAAGGCCCATCCTGTCCCTATTATCTGGGCGTCACAGGAGAAGGCGGTTGCGGCGATCATGTTCGATAACGTCAGGAAAGACGAGAGTTTAGTCGTTGATCGTATCCGCCTTCCGATGTTGGCGATCTCCTCCACCGACTTCTCTTACGACATGAATCGCTACACATATCACTATGCGTTGGACTTCATGCGAGGCTTGCGTGAGGACGGGAAACCGGGCTTCACCATCAACGAAAGGGGACTGGAGAGAAGTACGATTTTCGGCAAGACGAGGGGCATCCCGGTGAACATTACCTACACCATGACGGCGTGGACAATGTACATCGAAGACATGAACCAAATCCTCGAACAAATTCTTCTAAAATTCAGCCCCATTGCATACATACGAGTAAGAGGCGTATCTTGGGAATGCGTAGCCAAGTTGGACAGCATCGCTAATAACTTGGACACGGAACCGGGAGATCAGGCGATAAGGGTGATAAAGTTTCAGTTCAATATCACGGCTGAAACGTATATACCCCAGCCAATTGCAAGAAGGAAAGCCATCCTCAAGACAAGAGTTGATTTTGTCGATGGCATGACCGAGGAAGAAATTACTCAGGTCGTCGCAAGATTGGAAGAAGCTGTAAAGGAGCTTGAATGCTAGAGATTAAAAACAACAAGAAGCATCCGGTTCAGTTGGTGATTCGTTCACGGAAGGCTCCTCGTGCTTTCACCTGTCTAAACATTCCAGGGGTAGGTGCTGGAAAAAATGTCTACTACTTGGAAGATGAAAGAGCTACGGAGTATATAGACAGGGCCGAAAAAGAGGGATTGATTTCCACAAGGCACATACCAAACAAGTTAAGCAAGGGAGAATAAGACTATGGCGATTCTACAAGGGTTTCCGCCTTCCAACACTATTAGCCCTAGTGTTCGGATCACAGAAAAAGATTTGAGTTTCATTCCGCCAGACCAGTCGTTCCACAGCGCAGGTCTTGTTGGTTTCGCCTCTAAAGGCCCGATCAACTTGCCCGTCGCAGTGACGAGTCGGCGGCAGCTTCACACCGTATTCGGTTACGCCCACCCAGAGGTTGGCGACCCGTACCTGTTGTACGCCGCCGAGCAGTTCTTGCTCGTCGCCAACACCTTGTACGTCGTGCGTGTGGCTGACGACGATCCGCTGTCGGACGAGCAGGCATTGTCTGCTGGCATCGTGGTCCCGGCTGCCGGTACTGTCGTGAAGATTACTTCCGACACCACTGGCCCGTACACCTTCGATGTTGACTCGTTCTTCCGCTGGAGGCTGAACGGCGTACTGTCTTCCAAGACCCTCGTGGTTCTGGCCGACACCTACAACGTGGCCGACTTGGTTGACGACCTGAACGCTCAGATCGACACCGAGAACGACGGCATTGAGTTCTTCGTAACCACCCTGGCTGCGGACGGCATCTCGAACACCCTCGGCGTGAAGACGCTGTGGGCATACGGGCCGAACAGCACCCTGGAACTGGTATCCGTTCAGGACGCCATCTACGGCAACACCGTGATGAACGGCAACCCGACCGGATTGGGCACGGGCATGACCGTAGCTCAGGTCACAGGCACGCTCGCCATGTACCCGAACGTAGGCTACCAGACCCCTGGGCACTACGACTTCACGGGTTTGACGGGCCTCAACCTGAACATCCTGGTGGACGGTACGGACAACGTGCTGATCGACCAAGTGGTTCAGACGATTGACCTGTCGGCTCTGGAAGGCTCTTCGCACACGCTCGCTCAGATCGTGACGGCGATCAACAACGAACTGGCAATCAACAGCGGCGACCTCCCAGGTGGATGGATTGCCGTGGCGGTTGGCAACAACCTCAGCTTCAAGACGCTGGCAACTGGTCAGGACTCCCGTATTCGGGTTAAGGCCGACAGCACCGCAGCGGGCATCTTCGGCCTCCCGACGACCACCCACATCGGAACCTCTCCGAGCGGCGTGACCGGCGATGCGGCCATCGAAACCTTTGCGATTGTTTCCGGTGCTACGAACAACGCTGGAACGGCGACGTTCACCATCACCGCTGACTCGGCTGGTATCGAAGGCAACCAGACTCAGGTGCGTATCACGAACGATACCCGCCAGAGCCACTTCGTCCTGGAAGTGTTCAACAACGGAGTACCTGTCGAATCTTGGGGCAACTTGACCAAGGATCAGGCGAGCAGCTACTACGTCGAAACTTACATCGCCTTGGTTTCCGACTTCATTCGTGTAACGGATAACACCGACACCACTGCTGGCCCGTTGAACGGAACCTACCAGTTGGTCGGCGGCAGCGACGGCATCCCGTCTGACCCGGACAAGCAGGACAGCCTGTTGATCGGCAGCCAGATCGGATTCACCGGCATGTACTGCCTGTCGGAACCTGAGCAGATCGACATCGACTTGATCGCCGTGCCGGGTCACTCCAGCACCAGCGTGGTCATCGCCCTGTTGGACCTGTGCCAGAACGCCCGTCAGGATTGCTTGGCAATCATCGACCCGCCGTTCGGCCTGACTGTGAACGAAATCGTGGCTTGGCAGAACGGTTCGCACCCGCTGAACCTGACCCGCTTCGACAGCGACTTCGGCGCTCTCTACTGGCCTTGGGTGAAGATTCGTGACACGTTCAACTTGGTTGACGTGTGGATTCCGCCATCGGGTGCGGTGATGGCAACCATCGCCCGCAACGACTTCTTGGCGGCTCCTTGGTTCGCTCCTGCTGGTTTGAATCGTGGTTCTGTCCCAGGCATCACGGACGTGTACAACCGCCCGACGCTCGAAGAGCGTGACCTGATGTACGGCAACAGAAACGCCATCAACCCAATCGTACAGTTCTCGGACTTCGACGGCTTCGTAATTTGGGGCCAGAAGACCCTGCAACGGACTCCGACCGCTTTGGACCGTGTAAACGTGCGTCGAATGATGTTCGTGTTGGAAAAGAAGATGCGTGCCGCCAGCCGGACGCTGATCTTCGAGCCGAACGATGAAACATTCCGCTCGCAGTTCGTGACGCTCGCTACGAACATTCTGAGACAGATTCAGATTGGACGTGGTATCCACGACTTCATTATCAAAGCGGATACGGAACTGAACACTCCTGACGTAATCGACAGGAACGAGTTCAGGGCACAGATTGGCGTACAACCTGTGCGTGCGGCAGAATTCATCTTCCTTGAATTTGCCATCTTCCGCACCGGCAGCTTCACGGAACCCGCCGTTACCTTCTAAGGGCGTATTTAACTAAGAAGACCATAAGGAGAGAAATATGGGCAGACCTATGGGTATGGGACAGTTGGGCGGGCCAAACATTGTCTTCAAAAGAAAGTATCGTTGGACCTTCTTCTTGAGGACGCCGTGCGGACCACCGATTGGCGAACAAGTTGTCAAGTTGGCGGCTAGGCCGAACCTGACGATTGAAGAAACTGAAATCAACTTCTTGCACGGCAAGATGTGGATTCCGGGTAAGGGCACATGGGAAACCATCACTGTCACTTACTACGACATCGGCGGCAACAACGCATTGGGCGGTCTGTACTCGTGGCTCGCCACGATCTACGACTTCACCGATCCGGTCAACCTCTACCAGTCGTCCCGTCGGGGCGACGGCGGTAACGTCAGAGGCTATTCGGGTTCGGCTGACTTGGCCCTGTATGACGGTTGCGGTAACGTCATGGAACTTTGGCAGCTTGGCAACATTTGGCCGCAGGCCATCAACTTCGGCGAGTTGGACTACTCCTCGTCGGAAGAAGTGACAATCGAGTTGACTCTACGTTACTCGGAAGTCAAGTACACGCCATTCTGCGGAATGCAGTTCCAGCCGTGCTGCGACGGTTGCCCGTCGTCCTAATCGAAGTAGAAATACAACCCGTCGGACTCTTGTATTCCGACGGGTTAAACAAAGCCCCGCCTCAAAGCGTGGGCTTTTTCTTTTGGAGGATTGAAGATGGCAAGAGCTATGGGATTCGACTTCGGACTCGACAACGTGGGGTCGTGTTTGAAAAGAAAGCACCGCTGGTTGTTCAAAATACCATCGGTAAGTGCAGAAGGAGTGAACTCGCTGCCGCCCTCCAAGGGAGCGAGGCCGAATTTGTCGTTCAAAGAAATGGAGGCGCAGCATCTCTCGGAGACGGTGTACTTTCCCGCCAAACCGGAATGGAAGCCCGTCAACCTGACTTTGTACGAAGTGAAAGTCCCCGGTGGGCATCCCGTTCTTAATTGGATCGACACGATCTACAATCCGGCGGGTGACTCCGAGTTCAAACCGTCTTGCAACGGGTTCAAAAAAGATCGGGTCATGCTCGAAATGTACGACGGCTGCGGTGTGACTATCGAAACTTGGGTGTTCGAGAACGCATGGGTTCAGAGCGTAGAGTTCGGCGACTTGGACATGCAATCCAGCGATCTCGTCGTCTGCGATCTTACCATTCGATACGACCGAGCTTACATTATGTAATTACTCGTAGGAAATATCTTCCTTCAATATCTCTCGACACGCTTCGAGGGCGTCTTCGAGTTCTTTGGCCTTCCAGCCGAGAACCCGACAAGCACCGCTCTTGTTCAGCCGCCCCTTTTTGGTGTACACTTTGTTGTCGTTAAGCAGGAGGGCGTCGATGAGCGGTCCATAACCACGTTCGATCAGCTTGTCAATTAGCTCCTGTCGTTCCAATAGTTCTATCAAGTTATTCTTCATTTCACTCCAAAGGACAAAAACGGCTAACGAGGCGAACCCCGTTAGCCTGAAGTATTGTAGGCCGTTGTTGCTTACAATCAAGATTTGCTGTTATTGCTGTGCGGGCTTTTCTGAGTCCGCTGAGTCCGGGAGGCCGGGTCTATCTGAGTCTGCATGAAGTCATGATACTTCTTCTTCAACTCGTTGTAGTTTCTGGCCGTCCTGTACAGTTGACGAAAATGGTTAAGGATACAAGTCGTCATGTAATTGAACGCCTTGCCTTTGGTCGGGTCGAATCTGTCGATCTTCTCGAAGCATATCATGACCCCCTCTTGGATGGCGTCATCCTGGTCAATCAGGTTGAACTTTGCATATCGCACAATGTTTTCGGACAGTGTGTAGAAAGCCGTAGCCAAATCCTTCTGGGCTTCGGTGAAGCGATGAGCAACAACCTCGTAGGCAGATTGCGTAACCACCCACGATTCGGGCTTCTGATATTTGTTCCTTTTGGCCGTCCTGATTTCGGTGGCCCTGATGTCTTCAATTATCAACTCATACTTGGCCCTCTCCCTTTTCGCATCCTGGAACTTCGAGATGATCTTCTCGAAGTTTTTGTTGTTCAAATACTCCGCTGCCATCTAGCTCCTTGTGTCTCGCCCCAAGGGAGAGAATACTGAAAATAGGGGGATAGCTATCTATCATGTGGGTTCGCATTTCATTCATTCTCCCAGGCGTTAATCCTTGCAAGGGCGGCAGTTTTCGCATCTTGGAACCAGCCGTTGGCGGTGTTGTAATAAGTGGGGCTGTAAAGTTTGCCTGAAGTAAAGCTGCGGAAGTGGTCCAAATTGTCATCGACGTGCCGCTGGAAGTTTTTCTCTTCTCCGATCAAGTGCGGAACCACCTTGTACATGCGCAAAAGGTAGTTGCCCAATATCTCGGTGTCCGGCCAGTTCGGTCGCAACGGGTTCGGGCGGTAATCCGCCATGTCGTACAAGTTGCACAACCGCCGTTGACTCCACCCGAAGCCGATCTTGTCCATGCTCGGCATGTGATACATGGTCGCAGTGTGACTCACCATCCCCCGCCAATCGGCGTGATTCCGGGGACTCAGTTGATAACCGACCACCGGAGACTTATCCGGGCAGAGAGTCAGCAAATGCTCCAAGAAATCACGCCTCTTCAGAAAACAGTCGGCGTGGGTGGCGAACATGAACTGCGTTCGACAAAGGGTGAAGGCCAAGTCCATCGCCATCGCCGGAAAATCAGAAGGGTGAAGGACACCGTTCAACCGGATGGCGTGAACCTCGACGCTATCACTCCGCAGGGCTTCGATCTTGGCGTACTCTTCGGGAGTGCTGCCGGTGTCGATAACCAAAATGTATGGTTTTACAGTCTGTAGTTTCAGTAGTTTGATGCAGATGTCTAGTTGTTCGTAAGTGTCGATAACGGGGATCGCAACCGTCACCCGGTAAGTCCAGGGCTTCTCCTCACAACTGCCCTCCCAGGGTCGTTGTTCGGCCAGCATTCCCTTCAGCGGGGCCAGATCAGTTTTCATGGGTTGTCGCTCTATTCCTTTATGGACACGTTCAAAATACTCGTGGCACTCTGGGAACGGCCCAACGCCCCGAAATTCTACCGGGCACTCCGGGACCACTACCTTAAACAAGGTCGTACCGAAGACGCCGACGCACTTACCTTCCTATTAGAGAAGAGATTCGGTAAAAATGAAGCTGGCAATCCATCTCTTGGCGAAGAACGATCAACAAACCCTGGAGAAGACTCTTGAGTCCATCCTGCCCCTGAACGGCCAGATACACGTCGGCGACCTCGGTGCAAATCCAGAAACCATCAGAATTTGCAAAAAGTACGGGGCTAAGATAAAGCGACTTTACCTTAGTGACGACTACGGGAAAGTGCGCAACGAAATGATCGCCGACACCGAAGAAGAGTGGATCATGATGATCGAACCGTGGGAGACGATTCTACACGGACACGATGCAATCTTGTCGGCCCTGAAGAAGCCGCCCGTCGCCTACCGACTGAGCGTGTTGCAAAGTGAAATCATCACCAAACAGGTGCGGCTGTGGCCCAAGAAGATGGGCCTGAAGTTCATCAACCCCGTGTACGAAACCATCATCGAAGACGGGGCCACGGACCTGGGGGCGTACCTGCACGCCACGGGCGGCAGGACGGATCAGAAGGAACTGGTGAAGAAGTGGCGGGCGGCGAAGCCCCTGGCGATGGAGCCGGTGTACTATGACGCCTGCACCATGCTGGTCGAGAAGAAATGGGCCGAGTTCTTGAATGCGGCCCACCACTACATCTTCCAGGAAAAGAAGAAGAAAATGTCGCTCACCATGATCCGCTACTACTGTGCGATGGTGAACTCCTACGTCATGAAGGACCACCAAAAGGCGCTGGAACATCTGGTCCACTGCATTGCGGACAAGCCGACGATGGCCGAGTTCTGGTGTCTGTTGGGGGACGTATACTACGCCGTGAATCAATACGACAAGGCATCGGTCTTCTACGACAACGCCATAATCTTGGGGAGCCGCCGCCTGAAAAACGACGACTGGCCGTTCGAGATAGCGAAGTACAAAGAATACCCTTCAAAAATGATCGCTACATGCGAAAAGGCTATTGCTTCTTCAAGAGTTTATTCCGGGCGGGTAGAATCGGCTGAGTCGAAGACAACTCCTCGATCTTCGCCATGATGCCCTTCTGCAACTCGCCCAGCCGTTCGGTTTCGACCGACACCCGGCTCTCGATTGACTTCTCGGAAGTGACATCAATCATGGACCCTTCGGTATACCCTTCGGCTTCATTGATTTTGGCCGTAATTGCGACCCAGATGTGATCGCCGGATTTGGTGATGAGTTCGACTTTGTAGTTAGAAACTTCGCCCTTGGCTCTCATCTCTTCGATCAAATGTCGGCGGTCGCCGTTCGTGTAGAAATTGAGCGAACTGTCTTTCAACAAATCTTCCAACGACGTGTGCCCTAACAACGTGGCACACGCCTGATTCGCCATCAGAAACTTTCCGTTCTCGACGCATGTTCTCCAAAACGCAATCGGAGAAGATTCGTAGAACTTCTTGTAATCATCCATAATACCTCCCAAACTAGGCATTAAGTATATAGAGCCATCAAAACACAATATCCAAGTCGTTCACGACGACAGTTACCTGATCTTCATATCGTGATACGGCAATCTGTTTTCGACCTGGACCGAGTAGCCGCAACTGCTCTTCCAATTGGTCTTTGTGACAGTTGATGACCGAAAAATGGTTCTGCGCCAACCTCGATATTTCTTCCTCAAGGTTGGCGATTTCTTTGCCTGGGTAATACGCTTTTAATTGCGGTACGGCCTCCCGCAATATGCGCCTGTAGATCGGCAGATTGCAGGCGCATCCAGGATTTTGCAGGTACTTCTGAACGTCGCCCTTGAAGACTTCGGGCAGGCTTTCACGGAAACGAGAGTCCCTGAGTGCCTGTTTCACTTCCATCAGACTGATTTGTTTCATCTGGCTCATGCTCGGTTTTCTGAATTTGTCGGGCCATGATGACACGCCCGCACTTGGGACACTTGAACCTTTTGCGTTGCAACATCGCCTTCGGGACGAACGTGCCGCTCGTTACGTCGGCGGGCTGGTGCAGGCCGGTCTTGACGACCTTCTTGGCGTTCGGGTCGATCTGTGGCGACCCGCCCGGAACGGGGGCGGTCTTAACCGCCCGTAGGTCTTGTACGTCGGACCCGTCGGTGATCCGCTTGTACCCACAGTATTCACAATACAACTGATACGTCTTTACACTCACTTCGGCTCCTCTGGCGGCGTCTCGTCGTGGTGATGATCGAGGCTCACCATCGTCTGGGCTTCAAGGTAGTTCAACAGCACGGCGGCGAAGTTCGCCAGGAAGCCGCCAGCGAAGCCCAGGGCGATCACCTTGAAGGGGTTGTAACTGACCCAGACCAAAGCCATCGCAAAACCACACCAAGTACCGCAACACAAGTAGCAGTCAACTAGGCTGCCCAACTTGGGCCAGCCGAGCGTGTCGGTGGTGAACTTCTTCCACCACTCTCGGAAGCCCTCCAGGATAGACCCGTCAATGATGATGTGGGTCATGCCAATCGTACAGAGGGCGAAAAACAACAACAGTTCCATCGTATCTCCTTACTGGAAGGGAATGTATCTTACTCTAGTGCCGCCGCCCCGAACCGGGAGGAAAAAGATTTCCTGGTCCCGCTTGATCCGCTTCAATCCGCCCTTGCTGTCCAACTGGTCCTTCATCCTCTCGACGAAGGCTTCGGCTTTGAACGGCGGGAGTTGGCCTACATCAATATAAAACACCAAGCAACCCCGGACGAAATCGTCGGTGTCAGCCGGACCACTGTTGCTGTCCCACTCGGCGTCCTGGGGCAACTTCTCGTCGTACTGTTTGTACTCGGCCCATTCGCCCGCCTTGCCCCAGACGGCTTCGGTCGGTTCTTCCAGACCTTCGCACCGCTCCAGGTTGATTGGCGATTCCGCCATCTTCGGGTCGCCGTTGTCGAGAGGCGTTTCGCCGTCCCATCCGCAGTTGCCGCAATTCTTCTTGTCCATGTTATCTCCAGTATGTTATGTATGCTTTCTCGGCGTCACGGTAGACCGAGAATTCTTTGAACCCGTGAAATTTGCAGAGTTCACCCTCTATCAATTCCAGATCGCCCTCGTAATTTTTAACGAGATGACCCTCTACTTTGTCAACGATAATTGTTGTGCCAAAATACTCCTCTAGCTTGCGGACGTGTTCCGCTTCGAGGGAGTTGAGAAAGTCGATGACGGTTCTCTTGCCCAGGGTTTGCATCCCCGGCACTCTCTTACTGAGACTCCACTGATCGAACAGGTGTCTGAACTCAGGGAGCAGGGATTGAACTTTTTTGTCGAAGAAGATTGCATCTTCGATATTTTGCAGATTTAGTTCCATGACACTATTTTAGGGCTGCTCGCTATACAGGAGTAGCAACAAGGAGATAATTATGGCAGATGAAACTTTCCGCCCACGCCGTCCGACTCCCCCGAAGAGGGAAGACGAAGAGGATATGTTGGAAGGGCAGCCCCAAGGACCGGGAGCAGATATGTTCAACAAGATTGATGCCATGCGTCAGGCCGCTGCACGGGACGAGCGGAACGACGAAGGCGACGACGACGGTGATGTAGGCGGGCGGGAGCGTGAACACACCCCGACCCCGAACGAACTCCCGTTCAAGGTCGGCGGAAACGTGCCCCAGGGCTTCCTGGAAGCGATGCGGCGTGGCAACAAGCCGCCGGAAGAACCGAAGCGTGGGTTCGGCCAGATGGGTGGCAACGCCAAGGGCGCATCCAAGAAGGCTGCTCCGACCAAGTTCACCAACGAAGCACCGAGCATCGTGTCGGCGTCCAGCGGGCAACTGAAAGAACTGCTCGAAGGTTTGAAGGGTTCGACGACTCTGTACGAAGAGATCGAACTGCCGTCGAAGGGCCGGTTCTATGACGGCGAGAGCGGCCCGTCCAACGGCGTCGTTGCGATCCGTCCGATGACCGGCGAAGAAGAACAGATTTTGGCGACCCCCCGCTTCGTGCGCAAGGGACAGGCCATCAACATGATCTTCTCCAAGTGCTTGAAGGAAGACTTCCGCCCGGAAAACCTCCTCACGGTTGACCGTACCTACCTGTTGATTTACCTCCGTGGTATTTCGTACAGCCCTGAGTACGATGTCGAAGTGAAGTGCCCGGAGTGCGAGAAGAAGTTCGGCACGACCCTCGACCTGAACTCCTTGTACGTCGAGTCCTGCCCGGACGACTTCGGCCCGTCGCTGACGGACGTGCTGCCGACTTCCAAATACAAGTTCACCTACCGTCTCTCGACTGGCAAGGACGAACAGGAAATCCAGGACTACCGTGACCGCCGGATCAAGATGTTCGGAGACGCTTCGGCTGACGACACCTTGACCCACCGCACGGCTCAGTTGCTCGTGGACATCGAAGGCTTGACCGAGAAGCGGGAACTTCAGACGCTCATCAAGAGCCTGCCGATCAGTGACGTTGCACACATCCGCAACTGCGTGAACGAGCCGCCGTTCGGTGTAGACACCGATGTCGAAATCGTCTGTCCGTCCTGTCTCCACGAATTCTCGGTTGACCTGCCGTTGGAGGCCAATTTTTTCTTCCCCCGGAAGAAGAAGGGCAAGACGCAAGCATGAGCTTGTGGAAGCAACTTGCAGAGGAAATCTTCTTCTTCCAGTACCACATGAGGTTGCCGATGGCATCGTCCATGACGCTGCCAATCAACCTCAGAAAATGGATGATCGAACGGTACATCGACCAAAAAGAGAAAGAAAAAGAAGCGATGGATGCTCAGAGCCGGAAGAAAAAGCACTAATCGCAGCGTGAGGAAAGAATGGCAGCGACAAAAGAGAGATACCAAAACCCGACGTGCGGCGACACGGTGAATCTGAGGTTGTTCGTGTACAACTCGAACAACCTCGCCAACGTGGAACGTGTCGAGAAGATAGACATCTATCACATCGACGACGCCGACGGCAAGCGGCTGGTGGAAACCATCGACGGCAGCCAAGTGGAGTACCTGTCCACCGGAGCCTACATGCTTCCACTGTCGCTCACCCGCCCCCAATACACAATCGGAAAGTATCTGGATGAGTGGACGATTCAGTTCGTCCAGGACACGACATGCGGCCAGGGGACGATCAAGAACTTCTTCCAGGTCTACCCGGACCTGTGGTTCACGACGCCGCTGCCGCCCGTTTACGACTTCAACTTCTCGTTCCGGCCCAACAAGATCGTGAAGGGGAGTAAGCGGTATCTCATCATCAACATTATCCCGAATGTTCCACGGGGGGCCGACATCATACCGTACTACGAAAATCTCGCCATAGTCTCGGATTTGAAAGTTTCAATAAGTCTCAACTGCGGGGAATGTGTACCCAAGGAGAAGGACTTGCGGCTCGTGGTGGACCGGCAACTCGTGGACCATCGGGAAAAAGGCTACGCCTACTTCTTCCTCGACACGGAAGAAATGGACGAGGGCATTTACGACATCTGGTTCGAGTTGTGTTACGGTGAAAACACCTACATCTCGGAAAAGAACCAGCTACAAATATTCGAGTAAAGAAATGATACTGAAACAGCAAGAAAAGAAGATCGAGAAAGTCATTCCACTCAGCGGCCACTTCCGGGTCGTCCCGGAGTCGTTCACGAAGATGGTCAGTAACGTCAAGCGTTGCGACCTGAACCTGTGTCAAAGCGTGCTGGAACTCGACATCGAAGAGACGCAAGAATTCGCCGTCCTCAATTGGGTTGCAGGGCTGGCGAACGAGGATTTGAAAAAGGAGATCATCACCGTCATGGCGCTGGACTCCAAAGGCGACATCCTCTGTATGCTACGTTTGCTCAACCTGACCTTGCTCGATCACGAAACGTCCTTCCTGAAAGGAAACGACACGCCGCTGTTTCATACAGTAAGCCTCAAATTTGACGTAATCGAAAGGGTCAACAAAAAACCTACCTTTGGAGGCTAATGGAAGCCCAGAACATGGGGATCGGCCCGCTCGGTGCAGAAAAAGTATTCGCCCGCACATTTCGCTTTCTGTTCGTATCTAAGAAAAAACCTGAGATGCAACACTTCACCAGCAAGGTGAAGTTCAACTACCTGAATAAAACCATCAGGATGTCCATCTACGAACGAGTCACCCTCTCCGGGCAAGACTGGATCGAAGAAATGATGGAAGAAGGGTACAGCGACGACTTCAGCCTAATCGCCCTCGACGGCTGCGGCAACAAACTCTACGTCATCGACTTCAACGGCGTCGAACTCAAGGGTCACGCCCTGGATTACGACTACGGCAACAGTGATGTTGTTCAACACCGTCTCAAATTACAATATCGGGAGATGGTAAAGATTTACAGGTCGCCGAATACGATATGCGGTTGGGACAACCCACCGGCAGAAACCAAATAAAGAAACAGGGGGCAATTAAGCCCCCTGTTTCCGTTTAGTCTTCGTCAATATCCAACTGCTTGAAGGACTCGACCAGTTTACTCAACCGGCTCTCCATAATGGATATGGCGTCACGCATACCCTTCTGAATACTCTCGATTTCCTTCTTCATCTTCTGCTTGGTAGTGACGTACTTCAATCCCGCCAGTTTGCAATACTTGAGCATTTCCTGATCGTATTGCTCTTCCTTGCCCTCGGCGATCAACTGCATATAGGTCGGCATACCGCTACCGGACAATTCCTTCTTCTCGGCGGCATCGGCCCAGGTGCGACGGATAGTGCCTTCGGGTGCAGCCTTATACTGCTCCAATATCGACTTCTGCGGCTTCGGCGACAATTCCGCCTGCACTTCAGCAGTCTTGGCGGCGAAGTGCATCTTCTCCTGCGCCGCCCCGGATACCGCTCCGATGCTGTAGGATTCCTTCACCTGACGGGTGCGCAACTTCTTCTTGCGGCGGTAATCTTCCATCGACTCGAAATCCGGGTCTTTCGGTTCCGGGGTCTTGACGCCCGACAACTCGCACGCCTCTTTGTCCTTTGTGAAGTCGATCTTACGAACACCCGCCGCCCGAAGGTCGGGCATCTCGGCGTCCTTCTCGTAGGATTCCAGCAAACCATCGCCCGCCTCGCACGGCTGCATCCAGTGACTCAACGGTCCCTGGGGAAGCGTGTTGCTGCACTGACCTATCGTGTAAACCGGCTCGCCCGAAGGTGGCCGCTGATTTTTCTCATCCATTTCTGTTCTCCTTGTGTGCCTTTCTAAGAGAGTAACCCGGCTTTCGCCGTATCAGCTATCTAGGACTTCGGGAAAGTTTTTCACCGAACTCCAGAATGACCCAAAACGGGATCATTTTTCTGGGGCGAAGTGCTTGAAGTCAAAGCACTTGCGATGCCACGGAATGGAGTGGTTTTCGGAAGCCGTGGCGGATTCCTCTGGAAGTTTGCTTTACAACCCCGAAGTTCCGTCGTACTATGGGTGAGCGTGGGTCAAAAAACATCCAACGACAGGGGGATCATTCATGTCGTCTAGCAGGAGCCGTGAAAAGAAGATGCGGCGAGAGAAACTGGCTCTCGACCGTGCGAAAACCCTGCGTGGTGGCCTGGGAGGGGAAATCGTGACGCTGAAAGACGGCGAGATGGGTCGTTCCAAGAGTTTCGCCGACCGGATTCTGGAGCGGGTTCACACCCTGAAGGAGCCGCCCAAGGTGGCCGTCCTTCCGCCCCAGCCGCCGCCCAAGCTGGAGATGCCGAAGCCCAACGTGGCCCCGGCCCCTTCGCTGATTCCGCCGCCGACTCCGGTGGCCCAGCCCGCTCCACAAATCAAGGTGGAACCGCTGGTGACGCAGAGCCACAACCAGAAGGAACTCATCTGGAAGATGGCTCAGGAGAACCAGGACTTCTACCTCCTCGCTCAGATGGAGGACAAGCGGCCCGGTGGTCCGAAGCCGTGGTTCATGTACCCCCGCTATCCGCACCAGTACAGCGAATTCGTCATGTTGACGAAGGAGATGGCGAAGGTCGCCCTGGAACACCTGTGGAGCAAGGACGAGGGCAACCGGAACAAGAAGCCCGCTCTGGTGGAAGCGTACAAGCGGGACATCGACAACGACCGCTGGATTCCGACGGACGAGGCCATCGGCATCAACCTGTCGTTCGAGGTCTACAACGGCCAGCACCGGCTGTGGGCGATCTTCGAGTCCGGCAAGCCGATGCCGATGTACATCACCTGGAACGTGCTGGACGAGGCCAAGTTCTTCGTCGAGTCCGGGGCGAAGCGGACGCTGGCCGAGCGCCTGAAGATGGTCGTGGACCCGCCGCTGGGCAACCGGACGAGCGGCTTCTGCAAGGCCATCATGAGGGGTCTGGGCACTCGTCTGAAGTACACCGACAGCGACATCGCCGAGTTCGCCTGCAAGTGGGACGACCTGTTGAATTGGGTTCACACCCACCTGCCGGTCGCCCGTGCCGAAGTGCAGGCGGTGGTCGCCAAGGCGTACCTGTGGTACGGCCCGGAGAAGATCGAGCCGTTCTGCTACCGGCTCCGGGAGTTGAAGTTCCCGGACGACGGCGATCCGGCGAAGGCGCTGTTCCGCTCGCTGGATGCGGCGAAGAAGAACCGCAGCAACGTGACGCTCGTGGCGTACCGGAAGACCCTCCAGGCCATCGACGCCCTGGTGACGGGTCGCCCGATCTCCAAACTGCACGAGTCGAGCGACGACATCTTCGAGTGGCAGGACGGTTGGGAACTTCCCCCGAACGCCCCGTCCCAGAAGAAGGCTTGAGCAACAGACCGTCGTGTGGTAATTTAGACCCGGTAGCAATACCGGGTCGTTTCATGTAACGAGGAGCAACATGGCTGCCGAAGAAGACACTCCGAAGAAGAAGTCCTGGTTCGACAACCCCGCCCGCAACGAGTACGACGGGCCACTTGTCGAAAAGAGTAACGCCTTCACCGTCCAGGGTGCGGCGCTCAAGTCCCTGTTCCTGTTGGCGATTCTTTCCGTCACCTTCGCCTATTCCTGGAACCTCAGCACGCAAGGGTACTCCGAAGCCTTCAGCGTGGTGAACGCCGAAGGTCGCCCGCCGGACGCCATCGACATCTCCCCCGCTTCCATCAACTTGGCGCTGATCGGGTGCTTCGGCGGCTTCCTGGTGGCGATGGTCGTGATCTTCAAACAGAACACGGCTCCGTTCCTCGCCCCCGTCTACGCCGGGCTTGAAGGTTTGGCGCTGGGGGCAATCTCGGCGGCGTTCGAGGCCAAGTTCCCCGGCATCGCCCTGGAAGCGGTGGCATCAACCCTGGGCGTCACGCTCGGCATGTTGGTGTTGTACGGGGCGGGTATATTGAGGCCGTCGGCGAAGTTCGCAGCCGGGTTGTTGGCGGCGATGGTGGGCATCCTGGCCCTCTATATCGTCGATCTCATCGCCCAGGGCTTCGGCAGTTATGTATCAGTCGTTCACAGCAGCGGCCCGTGGGGTGTCGTGTTGCAGTTCGTGATCGTCGGGGTCGCCGCACTGAACCTGATCCTGGACTTCGGCATGATCGCCGACGCCGCCGAAGAGAAGGCTCCCAAGTGGTACGAGTGGTACGCCGGGTTCAGCCTGTTGGTCACGCTGGTGTGGCTGTACCTCGAAATCCTTCGGCTGTACGCCAAGTTGAAAAGCAGTGATTGATAGTGCTGTTGCTATAATGGGAAAGTCCGAGCCGGGTGGCTCGGATTTTTCACGTTTACAACCATGCGTTTTCGGAGTAGTATCTACCTACCGAGAAAAAACCGAATACTTCGTGAACTAGCAGCGAACTATACGGTCTACAAGCATCGAATCGTTACCAAGGGAACCAAATCGTGAGCAGCAACCTCCGTGAAGAAAAGTTGGACTTCTGGGTCAAGAACGGCCTGAACGTCCTTTTCATCGGGAAGCACGGCGTCGGCAAGACCAGTATGGTCAAATCTGCCTACGAGCGGAACGATCTCAAGTGGCTGTACTTCTCGGCAGCCACGATGGACCCGTGGGTTGACTTCATCGGCGTCCCGAAGGAACACTCCGACAAGATGGCGGAATCCTTCCAGGTCGTGAAGCAACTCGCCGCCATTGACCGCAAGCTGGCGGTGCAGTGGATCATCGCCAACTGGAAGATGGACGAAGAGGCGTGCAATCGCATCATCGACTACATGGATAAGGTCGGCGAAGCCGTCACCTACCTCGATCTCGTCCGGCCCCGTGCCTTCGCCGAAGACGACGTGGAAGCGTTGTTCTTCGACGAGTTCAACCGTGCCCCGAAGAAGGTACGGAACGCCGTGATGGAACTCTTGCAGTTCAAGAGCATCAACGGGCGGAAGTTCAACAAGCTGAAGATGGTGTGGGCTGCCATCAACCCGGAAGACGACGAGGACAACGAGTACGACGTGGAGAAGCTGGACCCGGCCCAGGCCGACCGCTTCCACATCACCATCGAGATTCCCTACGAGCCGAACGGCGAGTGGTTCAAGGACCAGTTCGGCGAGCAGACGGCGAAGATCGCCATCGCATGGTGGAAGGAACTCCCGGACGAGGAGAAGAAGAAGGTTTCCCCCCGTCGTCTGGAGTACGCCCTGGCCGTTCGCCGGATGAAGGGCGACATGAGGGACGTGCTGCCGGTCACGAGCAACGTCAGCAAGCTGACGACCGCTCTGAACACCGGGCACACCCCCGACCGCCTGGAAGCCTTGATGAAGGCGAACGACGTGACGGGCGCTCGCACGTTCATGGCGAACGAGAACAACTACACGTCGGCGATGAAGTACATCCCGGCGTCCGACACGATGATGGCGTTCTTCCTGCCCCTGCTGCCGAAGGAGAAGCTGGGCGCTCTGATGGCGGATCAGGAAGGGCCGTGCAAGTACATCATCAACAACAGCGACAAGGTTCCGCTGTTCCAGGAAGCGTGCAAGACGATCCTGACGGCGAACACCAACCAGCGGTTGGTCAAGAAGATTCGCCGGGCGCTGTCGGAGAACCAGGACTTGTCGGCGGCGTATCAGGCCACGGCACAGGGGTCGGGGGCGACCAACACGCCCGCCGTCGCCTTCTTCCAGAAGAAGCCCACCGACAAGTACAGCAAGGTGTTGGGTGAACTGAAAGTCACCCCGCCGACGACCGCCAGCCAGCGGAACACGGTGTACGAACGGATCGAGAAGTCGATCCCGGAAGCCCTCACCGCCGACGAAGCCCTCGCAACCCTGGAGTTGCTGTCGGCATCGGTGAAGGATTCGTGGCCGTCGGTGATGACGGCTCAGTCGATGGGCAACCTGATGGGCGTGGTCAACCACTGCATCGGGGAAATCCACCGCAACACCGGCCTGGACTGGACGGGTATCCTCAACCGCTTCGGAACCCGGTTCAAGGACTTGCTCTCGAAGATCAAGGAAGGCTCGCTCCAGAGCAAACTCCTGATGCCCCAGGCCAAGTAAAGGCCGCTCGGAAGTTCCCAACGAGGGGCGGCAATAAGCCGCCCCTTTGCTTTACAACCCCACTCTATTGTGGTAACATCATAGGGCCAAAGGAGCAGCGATGAGTGAAGCAGTAGTTGAACCCGATCTGGTTGACGGCGATGGCGTGGTGATCCCGAAGGGGGAAGCCTACGACCCGCAGAAGCGCATGAAGATCAGCCGGGACGAATGGTTCGCCATTTCCGCCGCCCTCGAAGAACACCACGCCGTTTTCTACAAAGTGTGGCAGATGGGGCGTCCGCACTTCACCGAAGAGATCGAAACCGCAGCCGTTCAATTCGACGAGACGGGCGGGTTCGTGTGGTTCCACTTCAACCCGAAGTTTTGGTTGTCGCTGGACTTCTACAACAAGCTGTTCGTGATCTGCCACGAGGCGCTTCACGTCATCCTGAATCACGGCGTTCGCATCACCGACGCTGCCAAGATGAACCGGGAAGCGTGCAATGCCGCCCTCGACGTGGTGGTCAACCACACCCTGCTCCGCAACTTCGGGTTCGAGCGGGCGAAGATCATCAACGAAGCCAAGCTGTGCTGGACGGATACCGTCTTCAAGGGTCGCAAGCCGTTGCCGCCCGACGACGAAATGTTCGAGTTCTACTACGGACTCTTCGAGAAGGTGTACGGACACGGCGGTCAGGGTGACGGCGACGGGAGCGGCGACAGCACGATGGGTTCGATGCCGGGCGGCACGGTTGACGACCACTCCATGATGGGCGGCGAGAAGTCCGACGATTGGGGTTCGGTCATCGACAAGCTGAACGAGGGGCTGTCCGACGAGGAGCGGGAATCCCTCAAGAAGATGGTGCAGAAGCACTTTCAGCAGGACAAGCAGAAGAAGTCCACCAACCAGCAGGCCGGGACCGGCACGGGCGGGCAGTGGGTCTTCGCCAACACCGTCAAGGTCAAGAAGAAGAAGAAGTGGGAGACGGTAATCAAGAAGTGGGCACGGAAGTACATGAAGGAGTCGGACAAGGAGATCGAACAGTGGGCACGCCTGAACCGTCGCATGACGATGCTGCCCAAGGATATGTTCCTCCCGTCCGACATGGAAGTGGAAGAGGAAGCCGACGAGAAAACCCGCATCAAGGTGTACTTCTTCCTCGACACCAGCGGTAGCTGCTGGGGGTTGAAGGATCGGTTCTTCGCCGCCGCAGAATCGCTGCCGACCGAGCGGTTCGACATTCGCCTGTTCTGTTTCGACACGACGGTGCAGGAAACCACCCTGGCGTCGAAGAAGATTTACGGCGGCGGCGGGACTTCCTTCAGCATTCTGGAAAACCACGTCCAGAAGGCGATCCAGGACGAAGGCGGAAAGTACCCCGAAGCGGTGTTCGTCATCACCGACGGGTACGGCGACCGGATCAACCCGGCGCAACCGGAGAAGTGGTACTGGTTCCTGACGGCGGGCGGTTCCCGCAGCTACATCCATAAGGAATGCAACTTCTTCAACCTGG